TACTTCGATGTCTATCAAGAGTGACGGATGCGACAGCAGGCAAAATTTTTATTGAAGGTCAAGATTTATTATCTTTGAAAAATAAAGAACTAATTGAGTTAAGACGAAATAAAATGGGAATGGTTTTCCAAAGATTTGCTCTCCTTCCTCATAAAACGGTATTAGAAAATATTGCTTTTCCTTTGCAGATAAAAGGAATGAAAACTGAAGATAGTATTTCAAAGGCTATGGACATGGTTAAGATTGTTGGTCTTGAGGGAAGAGAAAATTGTTTTCCAAGAGAATTATCTGGAGGTCAACAGCAAAGAATAGGAATTGCCAGATCTTTAGCGGTTGAGCCTGATATTTGGTTTTTAGATGAACCTTTTTCTCCTGCTCTTGATCCATTAATCAGAAAAGAAATGCAAGATGAATTTTTAAGACTGCAAGGTGCTTTAAAAAAAACAATTTTATTTGTCACGCATGATTTTGATGAAGCTCTTAGGATTGCAGATAGAATAGCAATAATGAAGGATGGTATAATAGAGCAATTAGATACTCCAGCTAAAATTGTTAAAGACTGGTTAGGTTTTTTTTGTAGTAAGAGTACAAGATACAGTTGCTCCAGTTAAAGACAAACATCCAAAGAAATAGCATTAATAAGGAAGTTGATTCTTACCACAATCTAGTATATTTTAGCCGGAAACGGATTTCGTATGCTACAAAAGATAGGATTTTTACCAGGATTTAACAAACAGGTTACACCCACCACAGCCGAAGGGCAATGGGTCGGGGGCGATTATGTACGCTTTAGATATGAAACCCCTGAAAAAATAGGGGGTTGGTCTCAACTTGGTGAAAGTAAGCTCACAGGAGCGGCCAGATCTCTTCATCATTTTATTAATAATTCACAAATTAAATTTGCTGCTATCGGCACCAACAGAATTTTATATGCTTATTCTGGTGGGGTATATTATGACATACATCCTATTAAAACGGATTTCGGAGCATTAACTAATAAGTTATCTTGTACTAATGGCTCGGCTGTCCTTACGATTACTTTATCTAATACAGCAGGAATGACAGCAGGCGACATTTTACTTCTTGAAAATGTTACACCTCCAACAGGCTCAGGTTATTCTGCCTCTGCTTTTGATGATAAAAAATTTATGATAACAACCGTAGTAGATACGACTTCGGTTACTATTACAATGGGATCTACTGCAGATGCAACGGCTACTGATGGAGACCTTTCAGTTAAATGGTTCTATCCCGTAGGCCCCGCTGATCAAGTTGGAGTCTATGGATATGGAATATCACACTGGGGAGGTAGCGTAACCAATCCTCAAACTAATACTTTAGACGGAGCTTTAGGAGATAATGTTTATGGAACTGGAGGATCAGGAACCAGTATTACTTTAGATTCAGTTACAGGATTTCCAACAACAGGTACTAATTACATTTTAGTAGGCACAGAAGAAATTTCTTATACAGGAGTTTCAGGACTTAATTTAACAGGAATAAGCAGAGCTGCTCGAGGAACAACAAGAGCTGCCCATTCTGATGGAGCAACGGTTACTAATTATAGTGACTATGCTGCATGGGGTCAAGCTGCCACTACAACGGATAAAGTTGCACAACCTGGTCAATGGACCTTGGATAATTATGGATCTAAACTGATCGCTTTAATTACCAACGGCGCCTGTTTTGAATGGGATTCAGATGCAACAGGAGCTACATCTACACGGGCTACTATTATTTCAGGAGCTCCAACCGCTTCTAGAGATATGTTGGTTTCAACTCCCGATCGGCACTTAGTGTTCTTCGGAACTGAAACGACGATTGGTGACACTACAACACAAGACCCTCTTTATGTAAGATGGTCTAACCGAGAAGATTTAAATACTTACACCCCTACAGCCACCAATACAGCCGGCACACAAAGATTAGCCGGTGGTTCTAAAATTATGGGAGCTATTCGAGGTCGTAATGCAACATACATTTGGACCGACACTTCTTTATTCATTATGCGTTTTGTCGGATCCCCTTATACTTTCGCCTTTGAACAATCAGGAACGAACTGTGGACTCATTGGAAAACAAGCTGCCAGCGAGGTCGATGGTACGGCTTACTGGATGTCTGAGAATGGTTTCTTTAGATACACCGGGCAATTAGAATCTATGGACTGTTTGGTGGAAGATTATGTTTATGATGATTTAAATACAACCTCCAATCAACTTATTAACTGTGGATTAAACAATCTATTTGGAGAAGTCATATGGTTTTATTGTACGGATGGATCCAACGTGGTTAATCGAATGGTCGCTTATAATTATATTGACTCTTCTTCCCAACGAGGGATCTGGACGACAGGCAGTTTAAACAGAACCGCATGGGAAGATTCTTCTGTCTTTGGTAAACCTCACGGAACCGCGTATGATGTTGATACAGATACTTCTTTCGATGTAACCGGAAATACAGACGGTACTACCGTTTATTACGAACATGAAACAGGGAACAATCAAGTTAAAGGAGGAACCACTACAGCGATTACCGCTAACATTGAATCCGGAGATTTTGATATTACTCAAGATGAAAATAAAGGAATTACCTTTAGAGGAGATGGGGAATACCTTATGAAAATTAGACGATTTATTCCTGATTTCCTATCACAAACAGGTAATACACAGGTCACTTTAAACTTAAGAGATTATCCTAATTCATCACAAAGCGGTTCTTCATTAGGACCCTTTACAATTACTTCTAGCACGACTAAAGTAGATACAAGAGCTCGAGCACGATCGGTCTCTTTAAAAGTAGAAAATACAGGAACGGATCAAGACTGGAAAGTAGGAACCTTCAGACTTGATGTCCAAGCGGACGGAAGAAGATAATGCCATTTAAATCAGAAAAACAACGTAAATATTTATGGGCCAACGAGCCAGGAATTGCTCGTGACTGGACTGATAAATATGGTAGTCGGGTGAAGAAGGAAACGGGAGGTATAACAAGAATACCTTTTGCAAATGGAAGCAATTGGACGAATCAAGGAAATTGGACCAATCCTGGTCAATATAAACAAGATATGTTGAATCAGTATCAAGATATTGCTAGCAGATATGGTACAGGAGAAAATTATACATCTAGTCCTATTTTTACAGCTGGATTTGAGAAATGGGATCCTTATGGTATGGGTTCTGGAATTGGAAAAGCAGTTCATGGACTTAAAGGTATGTTCAACTTAGGGGCTTCTGCTGTAGCAGCGCCTTTTGGAAGTGGTCTTTATGTTCCGAAAGTAGAAGATTTTGTTCAAAAATATGTTGATATAGGTCAGAGTCCTGAAAATGCTAAAATGCTTGGGGAAAAAGAATGGGCGGACGCTTTTGGTCATGAAGTAGGTCACGTAGGAATGAAATATAAAGATAAAGCAAGTCAAGCGAAATCTATTTGGGAGGGACTTCATTTAAAAACTGATCCCAGTAATCCTAACTATAAAGGAGAAGAATTAATGAATTATTTACATGACTATAAATATTCTTTACCAGATCCTTTAGGTAAACCTGGCTCTTATGATTTTTTAAAAACAAAGGGAATGCTTGATGAAGAAGGAAAATTTACAGGTACAACTAGAAAAGCTATAGAATCATCAGGATTAGTAAGAGATCAACAAAAACTTTTAGAGGATATATATCATTCAAATCTTTCTGGTTCAGAAGCACGTCTTTATGATGACATCGGGGAATATGCTAATGTTAAAATTCCCGGACTCAATGTTCCACAAGGAATAAATACTTTAGATAATTTATATGCTGGCTCAACGGGAAATATAAGTGGAATAAATGGAAGGAACGGACTTGCTAAAAACTGGAGTGTGTTCGATGATAATGAAGCTCGAGACATAGCAAATAGAGAATTCGCTGCTAACCCTACTTTTCAAACTTCTGAAGAAGAGGAAGAATACAACGAGTACTTAAGAAGCATAGGACAAATGCCTACAATTAAAGATCCTAATATTTTTCAACGAGCCATCGGAGGAATAAGAGGTGGTATCAATCGAGCAAACGAATACAATAGATCCTATAATAGAGTAGCTCCAGGAGCCAACGTGACGCCATGGGGTGGCGGTGGTAATCTTTACAATCCTGCAGTGCAAGGCAGACGAAACGAAAATTGGATGAATTCTATAATTGGTAACTATACTATGGGAATAGGTGGAACACAGAATGTAAAACAAAACCTTATAAATAAATATGGAACAAACCAACAAAAGCAAAATTTTGCAGATGTCATAGCCAGAAAAACACATAGCCCTCATGCCAATTACGATTACTGGGAAGACCAAGGTGTTGATACAGCAGATATTACAGCTGATGTCACAGGAATGTATACAGATGATCCTTCTGGA